TGACGATGAGTGTTCCTATAGGAACAAAATCTCCACAGAAAGCTAAACAGACTTTAGGGGAACTGATGTCTATCTACAAAGAAGATATTAGATTAAATACTGACAGCGGAGAATTGAGCATTGACGGAAGACCTAAGATCCAATTTTTTAAGAACTATCTAATGCCATCCTCTCCTAACGGAACTCCTGATATCCAGCCTTTGGCTAATGCGGGAGATGCAACAGCTTTTTCTGACACCAAAGCCCTTCAATATTTTGCTAATAAGCTTAGAATGGACTCAAAGATTCCAGCTACAAGATTTGGTAGAGAAGAATCTGGATCTGAAGGTACGATCACATTTAATGCCGAGGGATTGGATCAAGAAGAAATCAGATTTGGTAAATTTATAAACAGACTTAGGTCTATTTACCAAGAGATTCTAACAAAACCACTTTGGATTCAATTCTGTTTGGATTTTCCAGAAAGAAAGCACGACTACCTTTTAAAATCTGAATTTGGACTGGATTATGTTAAAGAAAACTATTTCGCAATGGCAAAAGAAATAGAATTGATGACTTCAAGAAAGGATCAGCTAATTAAAATGTATGGCCTGAAAGATTCAGAAGGAAAACCTTATTTTAATATCGATTATCTCGTGAACAGATATTCAGGAATGACCGCCAACGATCTGGTACAAAACGATTCAATGAAAAAGAAACTGGAGAAGAAAAAAGAGGAAGAGGAAGAAAAAAAGGGAGAGGAAGGGGAAGAAGGCGGCGAAGAACAATTTAAACTATAATTAGATGGCAGGATTTTTAGACAGTTTCCAAAATTTTAATCCCAATTTTGCTAGGATAGTCAAGTCTATCAGCGGACTAGGAACGTTCGGAATGGATTATAACGATTTAGTTATAAAAGACTCTATGGCGGTCGGTATTTCCGAGGCAGACCTGAGGGAAAGATTTGGATTTTCTGAGGACGATGAAGATTTCATATACTCTATTGCCGCACAGGATACATCCATCAGAAAATATATTGCTTACTTTGATAAGGACTATCCATTTAAAAGGGACTTCCTTAGAAAGTTTGCCCTTAATGCTGAAATAGAATACATTTTAGACACTATTTGTGATGAAGCTATAGTGTACGATGAAAAGAACTTTTTTTGTCATCCTACGATGATTAATATGGATTTAAAGGAGGAGGTTATTGAATCCGTTAGAAAGAATTTCAGAAAATTGTACGTTCTCCACAACTTCACTAACGGACTTTCAGCTTGGCAATATTTCAGGCAATTTCTGGTAGATGGATTTTTAGCTTTTGAAATCATTTATTCTAATGACGGAAAAGATATTGTTGGATTTAAAGAACTTGATGCTATAAGTCTAACACCAGCCGTTGAAAAAAGGGATGATGGAACAAGAGAAACGATATGGTGGCAATATTACGGAGAAACAACCAGACAAAGAAAACTTCTGGATGCTCAAGTGATTTACATTTCTTATGCAAAAGGAAACACAGTTTCTAGAACATCTTACATAGAAAGACTGATACGTTCTTTCAATCTTTTGAAAATCATGGAACACTCCAGAATTATCTGGAACGTGATGAATGCACAATATAGGATCAAAATGACGGTTCCAATTGGAACTAAATCTCCACAGAAGGCAAAAGAAACCCTCGGAGAATTAATGTCAGTTTATAAGGAAGACATTAAACTGGACACATCCTCAGGAGAACTAGCTATAAACGGTAGACCGGACCTTCAATTTTATAAAAACTATCTTTTCCCTCAACAGGGTGGAGAATCAGTCAAGGTCGAGACACTAAATGCACAGGGACCTAATCTAAACATCATGGATTCGGTGGTTTATTTCTATAATAAACTGAGAATGGATTCCAAGGTTCCGTATAATAGATTCTCTGCTAGATTTGGGGCAGCTAACGGAAACAGTTACAAACTTGCCTCAGAAGGAGCCGAAAGAGACGAGGTTAGATTTTCTAAGTTCATTACAAGATTAAGATCGATTTTCCAGGAGATTGTTACAAAACCTCTTTGGATTCAGATGTGTCTAGATTATCCTTTTTTGAGAAATGATGCCGAATTTAGAAGCCAAATTGGTGTTAAATTCGAAAGTGATAATCAATTTGGCGAATCTAGAGAAATTGAACAAGTTCTTAAACAGATAGACTTTATCAACGCCATGGGAGAAATCAAAGAACCTTCAGGGGAAGAAGAGATTCAATATTTTGTTCAGGACTTCTTGATTGAAAGATTTTTAGACATACCTTACGAAGACAAAATGACGAACAAGCTCTACAAGGAAAAAGCCGAAAAAGAGGGAGAATCACCAGAAGCAGGAGAAGGATCAGCAGAAGCGGGAGGGGCAGAAACCCCTTCGGAAGAAGCAGGAGAATCCACAGAAGAGCCAGCACCAGAGGAAACATAAGAGGTAATTTTTTAAAAATTAAGAAAAGATTTTTTTAGAATTTACTAATTTCTTATATTTGTAAAAATCTTCACACATGAAAAAAGAACTTGGAGTTTTATTACAGATAGAATCCGCAACTGGCGAGGGATCACAAAAAGCAAAACAGGAACTTATTAAAAACAATTACTCCCCCGTCCTGGAGTACTTATTGAAGGTCGCACTCGATCATTTTTTAACAACTAAGCTTCATAAACTCGAGGTTATCGAAGAATCACCGTATCTTGTTGAATATGACATTTTTGATAAATTCAAGGATCTGACGGCAAGATTATTCTTGGCTCCTGCACCGAATGACAGGTTCAGGGAGGAAGCTTTTGAGTTAGTCAATTGTGTTCCTTTTAGTCTAGAGGAAAGAAAAATTTTAGGCAAGGTGCTTACTAAGAGGCTGAATATCGGAATAGGTGCTAAGATCGTGAATAAGTGCTTTCCTAAACCGGTTATTCCTGATCCTAGCTTAATGCTCGCACAGGACGACGAGGAAGAAATAAATAAGTGGGAAACAATAATATGCGAAGAAAAATACGATGGAGTGCGAATAATCGCATTCGTATCCGGAGAGGAGGTAAAGTTTTATACAAGAGCCTTCAACGAAATTCCCTCTCATTATTTGAAACGTATCGGCTCTACCATTCTATCCCTTTTAAAAGATTCGGGCTTAAAGGGGGATTGGTTCTTCGACGGAGAACTAACAGATCTAAATAGAAAAAGCGTCTCTGGTAAAGTGAATCAAATGCTTAAAGGGAAACCGGCCGATTCTATAGGAGACGATTTAATGTTCAACGTGTTTGATTTAGAGGATGGAGACACATTAAGAACAGGAAAAGGAATTATCCCTTTCTCTATAAGAAGGCGTACACTCGAGGGAGTTTTTTCAAAGAACACATCAGGCCATGTAATTCTGGCCGAATCTTTTCAAACCACAGAAAAAGAAGAGATCTATACCTACTATAAAAAAATAGTTGATAAAGGTGGAGAGGGCGTTATTTTAAAAAATCCTGACCACGTTTATGAATGTAAAAGATCTAAAAATTGGATCAAACTCAAAGAAGTTAACGAGTGCGATCTTGAAATAGTTGGTTGGTATCCCGGCGAAGGAAAGAGAGAAGGATTTATAGGAGGATTTATTTGCAGGGATTCTTCGGGAACGCTTAATGTCAAAATAGGTTCAGGGTTTACTGACGAAGATCTTCAATCTCTCAGTGAAACACCTGACTCGCATATTGGTAAAATATGTGCAGTTCAATACAACGTGATAATCAACGATAAATTTGGAAATTGGTCCCTTTTCCTACCAAGATTTGTCACTTTAAGAGACGATAAACAAGAAGCAGACAATTTTAAAGACAAGTGTAAATGATTCAAGAGCTTTTAACAGAAAAACTTAGACCTAAAGAGATTAAGCACATGATCCTTCCTGCAAGGATCAAAAATTCCTTCCTAGAAGGTCTGCAACAAAATGTTCTCTTGGCAGGATCTCCGGGATGTGGTAAAACAAGTATGGCTAAAGTTCTAATGAAAGGACATCCGTACCTTTTTATCAACGTCTCTGACGAAAGCTCAGTGGAAACTATCAGAACTAAGATTAACGATTTTTGTTCCACCGTTTCAATCATGGATGGAGTTAGTACTATGAAAATTGTGGTTCTGGACGAGTTTGATGGAGCATCAGAGCAGTTTTATAAAGCTCTTAGAGGAACAATTGAAAAGTTTGCAAAGGGCACTAGATTTATAGCCACCTGTAACTATCTAAATAAAATACCAGATGCTATCAAATCTAGATTTGAAGTCTATGATTTTGATCCGATCACAAAGGAAGAAGAGCAGGAGATAAAAGATCAGTGGAAACAGAGAATCAGTAAGATTCTGGATCTGATGGAAATCACCCACGATGACAGGAATCTAGAACTTTTCACCAAGAAGTATTTTCCCGACATGAGGTCCGCTCTTAATACTATCCAGAGATGGAATATTGACGGGATGTCGGATTTGACAGAAAACAAAATCAACGAAACTCTTTGGGACCACGAGGAAATTTTCAATATGATCTTTTCAAAACAGGATCCAGTTAAAAACTATCAACTCATTGTTGGACAGTATTCCTCGAAGGTGGACGATGTAATGAATTCACTGTCTTCCGATTTTATCAAGTGGATCAAGGAGAAAAAGCCAGAATATGTGGGATTAATTCCTGGTGTTATTATTACGGTCGCTAAATACCAAGCGGAAAGAAATCTTGTTATTGATCCTGTTGTCAGTCTACTGGCTTTGATTTTCACCCTCCAAGGGATGACTAACAAATAAAGGCCTTCTCTTTCCGGATATATAAAAAATGTCTGGAGAAAAAGTATATTTTTTATGGAACAATGACGGACTTGTATGGGGCACTGCTGACTACGTGTGGAGCGATGTTGCAATAGTTATACAGGTTGCAACAGCTGGCGGGGGTGCAGGAGGGATGCTTTTAGATCCTGAAAATCCATGGAAATCAGTTTTAAACAAACTTAGAGAGGAAAGAGTAGAGAAAAAAGTCTCCGACGAATTTCTACGAATAGTTGCGAAAGTCAATGGATTGGTGATTTCTGACCAAAAGCAGATAAATAGACTAGAGAAAAAAATAAAAGTGCACCACATCAAAAAAACTTTTGAAGCCTTTGGTCAAAAAGTTGAGGTTAGGGTAAAAAATATTAAACAGGAATGAAAAGCTTTTTATCTTGGAAAGAAGAATCAGAAAATCCGAACCATAAAGAGGAGTCTTTAAACGAGTCCCTACAAAATTCTTTTGGCCCACAAAATTCTAGTATTAAAGAGTCTTTCGACCACCAACAACAGGATTTTAGAAACGCATTAAGAAATATGTTTAATCCTGGAGGAAGACCAACGCAAAGTTATGCGCCAGAGACAACATCGTTCGTTCCTCCCACGCAGGAAATTCCACAAGAGACTATTAGACAAGAAGAACCAAAGAAAAAGAAAAAACAAAGAGAGGAAATTCCCACAGATGATCTGATCTATCAGGATGAACCCATTTCTCACACAGAAGAAAGAGAAGAATCAGATCCTAATACTTATAAGTTATACAGGGATAAAGAAGAAACATTTGAGTGTAACGTAACTGTTGAGGGGGCAAGCTTAGCTTCGTCACAAGCAAGAATAATTATAGACACCTCTGATGTTAGTCTAGTTTTTTACGGAAAAATTTACAAGGACGGTAGATGTTTGGTGCCTCTCAAAAAAATGAAACTACTCCCAGAAGAAACGAGAGGAAGAATCAGATTAGAAGTTGTTGTCGATGACACACTATTTGTTCCGTGGGAATCTCCCTGTAAGGTTGAAGGTGCTAAAAAAGTTAAAGTAGAGGTTAAACCCAAAAAATCAGTCAAAGCCCAGTTTTAAGAAACTAAAACTTGGACGTAAAATAAAAAGATTATGGGTCCCTTAGATTTATCGAATGAAAAAATATCCTTTACTTTCCAGAGACTCATACAAACCGACGGAACCGGAGGATTTTATGACGGATTAGGAAATCCCGTAGCCATAGGAGGAGGAA